GAGCAGCGCGAATGGCTCATGGACGCCATACGCGACAAGCTGGGTACTAGCTGCACCGTCGTGTCCTATGACGCCGCCGATGTCCGTCCGTTGCCGAATCAGGTAGCAGTGCTCATACAGCCGCCCGGCATCAGCTTCGATACTTGGTCGGTGCGTGACATCTACTGGACTGTAGTTATCTGCGCTGGCACCATGGGCACGCAGACGCTTCAGCTCGATTTGCTGACTGACGCGGTGATGGCGCTCGACAGTGTGCTGAATATCAGCAGTGCCGAAGCTGTCACCTATCAGCAGCCCAACGGCGGCGCACTGGCCGCCTATCAAGTGAAACTCAACCCATTCGACAATTTGAAAATCGAGGTAGAATAATGGCAACGCGAGTACTAGGCCCCGGAAGCCTTACTATCGTACTGGGCAGCTCGCCCGAGAAGGACTTGTCCGCCGACATCGTTAGCGCAGCGCTTGAGCCGTCCACCGATGTCGATGACCCAATCAATTTCCTTGACGGCACGTCTGAGGCGGGCGCACAGACCGATAGCTGGAACCTGACAGGCACTATCAAGGAAGATTTCACGCTTCAGGGCGTGCAGGCGTGGGCGCTTACCAACAGCGGCGTCAGCGGCACGTTCGAGTTCGTGCCCAATGAAGCGGGCGACGTTAAGTACACTGGCAGCGTCACAATCGCCCCAATCAAGGTCGGCGGCGACGTGAAGTCCAAGAACTCCAATGACTTCAGCTTTGTAGCCACCGATGTCCAAGCCGTAGCCAATGCCTGATGGCTACCGGCAAGGCAGTCGCCGCAGGCGGCGCGAATATCGGAATCGAAGAGCGCGGGGCGGCCAAGCTCGCCCGCACTCTCCGCAAGGCCGGGGCTGACCTCAATGATCTGAAGAATGTCAACCGCCAGGCAGCCGATATAGTCGCCCCAGCGGCGAAGGGCCTCGCCCCGAAACGCTCCGGCAAGCTCGCAGGTAGCGTCCGCGCTGGAGCCACACGCAAAGCTGGCGTGGTTCGCGCTGGCAACAGTGGTAGAATAAGATATGCGGGCATCATCAACTACGGATGGCCCAAGCACAATATTAAACCGACATTATTCATCAACTCCGCCGCCAAGTCCACCGAGCCTACATGGTCGGCGCTCTACTCGCAGGCGGTGGATAAGATAATCGCAGATATTAAAGGAGCCTAGTCATGGCTAACACACGCATCAAATACGTAGACGGCACATCGACCGACATCACCGTGAGCATCCGCCAGCGCTGCCAAGCAGAGCAGCACGCCAAAGCAGCAGGGTGGGGCACCGCTATGGAGTCCGTCGTGCAGTGTAACACCTATGCATCCTACGCCAAGCTCCGCAGCATGGGTGATGTCACGCAGCCCTTCGACGCTTGGGCTGATACCGTCGAGAGCATCGAGGATATCAGCCGCGAACCGAAGCCCGATGACGATGGAGACTCTGACTTGGGTTTACCCGTTGGCGCGACGGAAGCTACAGCAGCCTAAGCTGCGTGCTGGCCGCAAGATTCGGCGGCACGCCTTGGGAATGGCGCGAACGCGCCGAAGACGAAGATTGGGGCACATGCCTCGAACTGCTCCGCAAAGAGCGTGATGAAAGCGAGTAGGCCATGAAGTCAGCGATACTGGCAGTCCGCATCATAGGCGACGCCACATCGGCTGTGGCCGCGATGGACAAGACTGCCAGTGCCGCCGACAAATTCAAGACGGGATTAGGTAAGGCCGCACTTGGCGCGTCCGCCGCGCTTGCCGCCATCGGAGTCGGTGTCAAGCAGTCCGTGAGCGCCGCCGCCGACCTAGAGCAGTCGGCTGGCGGCGTCGAAGCCGTCTTCGGCAGCTACGCTGGCAAGGTCAAGCAGTGGAGCGCCGCCGCCGCCCAATCGGTCGGCCTCTCGCAGAATAGCTATAACGAGCTGGCGACGGTCATTGGCTCGCAGCTCAAGAACAGCGGTGTCGCCATCGACCAAGTTGCGGGCAAGACCGATGGGCTGATAAAGCTCGGCGCTGACCTCTCCGCTACCTATGGGGGCACCGCGTCTGATGCTGTGGAAGCGCTCAGCTCCGCTCTTAAAGGCGAGATGGATCCAATCGAAAAATACGGCATCTCCCTCAATCAAGCCACGCTACAGGCTCAGGCCGCAAGCATGGGTCTCGGCGACCTGTACAAGAGCGGCAATATCGCCGCCAAGCAGCAGGTCATACTAGCCGCCATCGCCAAGCAGTCCGGCGACGCGCAAGGACAATTTGCGGCGCAGACTGGCACCGCAGCCGAGCAGCAGCAGATAGCTAATGCCGCGTGGGAGAATGCTCAAGCAACGCTCGGCACCGCCCTATTGCCTATGGTCACCGCTGTCGCCGCGAAGCTAGCCGACATGGCTAACTGGGTATCGCAGAACAGTGCTGTCGTCGGCCCGCTTATCGCAGTGGTCGCCGCCCTCGCCGCCGCGATAGTCGTGGCTAATACTGCCATGAGCGTGTACGCGACAGTCACCACAATCGCCGCCGCCGCGCAGACGGCACTATCGTGGCCTATCCTGCTAGTCGTAGCGGCCATCGCGGCAGTGGTCGCTATCATCGTTGTGGCAGTCAGGAACTGGGGCACCATACAGGCAGTCGCTTCTAGCGCCGCTCAGGCCATTTCGGCGGCATGGACGAACTTCAAGACCAATTTCGGCAACCTGATGAACAGCATCGGCACCGCCGCGTCGAACGCATGGAACAACCTTATCAATGGCGCTTCTAGCGTAGTCGCCAAAGTGTGGGGCTTCTTCAGTGATATGGGTTCCAAGATTATGGGTGTCTTTGGCTCCATCGGATCCGCCATCAGCGGGGCTGTCGACGCTGTGAAAGGCCTGTGGAGCAAGATAACCGGAGCGAAGAGCGCGGCAAGCAGCATCAGCGTCAAGGCAGCGCCCAGCGCCATGCCGCTCGACCTGCCTATGCGCCAGTACTCCATGTCCCGCAGCATCGACCCCACGCCGCTCAGCGCTACAATGGTCAGCCCGCTCGCCATGCCGCTCAGCTCCTACATCGGCGCAAGCAACGGCCGCAGCGACAGCACGCGCCCGCCTGTCGAAATCAATCTTGACGTGCATGACAATCTCGACAATGAGGGAGCCGCCCGCAGCGTCGTGGCGGCGCTGGACTCGTATCTCAAGCGACGCGGAAGGGACGGACTTCTCTAATGGCTACTGCTCCACTGCCAGCCGACTGCTCGGTATTCCTCGACTCGGTTAAGCTCGACAACGTGCGCCAGCAGTCGGCCGCTGGCACCTTGTCCGGGCTGATACCGATCAGCCCGCTCACTATCGACTGGGGCGTAGAGCACCCGTGGGATGACCTCACGCCAAGCGTGCTCACCATGCGATTCCTCGACGCTGACGGCACATACTCCGCGAACCAGCGCAGCATGGTAGGGCGACGCCTCACCGTCAGGCCGGACTATTCCGACCCGTTCCCGTGCTTCGCCATGTTCGACGGCTTCATCAACGAGGTCAGCGCCGAGGAATCGAAGCACGGCAGCATCATCAGCGTCAAGGCTTCAAGCCGCCTGCTCAACCTTCTACGCGATACGCGCCAAGGCCCCGCCACCGGCCTGACCCCGCTGTATCAGAACAAGGGCTACCAGTGGATATCAAATAACTTTTACGGCGATGTGCTCCAGCGCACGCAGGATGCCGGATATCAGGTGAACAACTTGCAGTTCGCCATGTACGGCGCTCCACGCAACGCGAACGATAGGATTAGCGTCTTCGAGCTATTGCGCGAGTCCCGCACGCTCAAGGACTCAGGGGCCACTAACTACCGGCTAAGCCTCGCGCTGTGCATGTTCGACGACTACAGGTCGGTCAATGTCGCCAACGTGCCCGGCATAGCGGTGACCGAGCAACTGGACGACAAGCTTCTGTATTGTACCGGCGATAGGCTGCTTGTCAAGCGCGGCAGCAGCGAATACACCGACGCGCGGGACTCCATCAGAGTCATTCGCGCCAAATACCTCGCCCTGCCGGACAATCCCGAGCTGGCCGCAAGCCAGCAGTACACGCAGCTCTCCTACACCTACTATCATCGCTCCCTGACCAACAGCAACGCGACCGACGCACAGCGGCAGACCGAAGCGACCTACTGGACATACGCCAAGGACGGAATGCGAACCGTCAACGTGCCCGGCGCGGTGACCGACGCGCCTAATACGCTCTCATTTGACATCAACTGGGTCGAATACGACAGCGGAGCAAGCAATGCTCGGGGAATCGATGTCAGCGGCGCTCTCGACATGCTCAGAGAATATAACGGCAGAATCAACCTGCCCGAGTTGACCCTATACGGCGACGCCCCTGTACATCAGATACACATGGACACCAGCGTCCACCCAATCATCATCACCGGAAGCAAATACGAGGAGTCAAGCCCGGGAACGCATGGCTCTTGGCTGGTGATAGGCGGCGAACTCACCTATGACGCCAAGCGCCGAAAATCACCATGGGCGCACAAGCTCCGGCTATTCCCGCTGCCGCCTAACCCAGCAGCGCCCCCGCCGCCCACATGCCTCGACTGGTATAATTGGATAGACGCCGACGTGACGTACCACAATGCCGACTGGGACTTTGGCGCATGCCGGTACATCGATGTCATGGCCTCTAATAGCATCGACTCGTGATAGGATAGCAGTATGACAGCAACCACACCGAAGTTCGGCATCCACTACCCAGTTGACGCCGACCCAGTATACATGCTCCCGAGAGTGCTCAAGACCATGGCGACCGATGTCGATACGGCCATGGGCGCACTCACCTACAACGGCGCTGACCCTAATTCCGTGCTGAGCAGGGTCGCCGCTCTCGAAGGCAAAGTAGTCGCGCTTCAGAACTCAGTGCCGTCAGTGTCGAGCTATCTCCGCGCGCCCAGCTTCGCGGTGCCGACTGGCGGCGCTTACGTGCCGTCCTTCGCCGCCGACATTGTTGGCAGCGGAGTATCGTATAATGGCACCGAATGGACGTTCAGCGATAACTGCGTGGTCACCGCCTCGCTTGCGGCTTCCAAGTCCCGCGTTTCGACGTGGGCGGCCGATCAACGGCAGTGGGTCGAGTTCCGCGCCTTCTTCGGCGGCGTCGAAAATGGCCTAGCCCGCTCTCAGTTCAACAACGAGGATAATCTAGGTTCTGCGTACGCTGGCCGATTCGCAGCGGGCGACAAGCTCCGTGTATTCGCCTATCATTCATATTCGGGCGGTCAGCCTTTTGGACCGTTCCGGCTTGTGCTCTCAGTGCAGAGGCTGCTATGACGGATATACTAGTAGCCGCAGTAGCGGCCATAGCGTCAGTAGCTGGCGCTCTCGTGGCATCAGTTTCCGGCATAGCCCGCAACCGGCTTGAGGAACGCAAGCTGGCGCAGCAGATGCAGGAGACCAATCAAAAACTGTGGCAGTGGAATCGGGAGCTGGTAGACCACATCTACCGACGACTTCCGCCGCCGCCGCCGCATCAACCAACTAACCTGTTTGGAGATGGAGAATGAGAACGCCAGCACAGGCGCTGGCCTACGCGGCCAACGTGCTCAACACCGGATACAACGGGTACTGCCTAGCCCACGTCCAAGACTCGTACGGAGCCAAAGCAGTTGACCCCTCGGCCATTGCCGCATGGCGGAACAGTCCCACGCAGCATAGCGGATACCCGACTATACCGGGTCTTCCAATCTATTTCAGCGGCGGTGACACTCCGTATGGGCATGTCGCGCTGTGGGCCGGGCCTGATACGATGTATACGACGGATAGCGGCGTAGGGCACCCGCACTACGACTCTATCAGCAAATGGATTAACCGGTACGGGTACACCTATCTTGGGTATACCCTCGACATCGAGCGTCAGCCCATTCCCGGGCTGGTGGATTTAGGAGATGAAGTCATGGCGATCAGCGACGATGATGCGAAGAAGATAGCGGCGGCGGTATGGACGTACGCTTGGCCGAAGGCACCGCCGAGCGGCGGGAACATGTACAATATGATGGCCGATATCCTCAAGGCGATCAAGGCGACGCCTGGCGCGGTATGGACGTACGCATGGAAGGATGGCAAGACTGGACTTGGACTGCCTGACGGCGGCAATATGTATAACGCTATAGGCAACCTCAGTGCCCGCGTCAAGGGCTTGTTCGATAGGCTGGTGAAATGATGCCCAAGGTAACCGCACAGGCCGTCACGCGCCTTGCTGTGCTCGTCCTCGGCCTGCTCAACGCAGTGCTGGAGATGCTCGGCGTGAAGGTGCTGCCAATTTCCAATGACGAAATTTCCGCCGCGATCTCTGCTGTGTGGCTGATAGGCTCCGCCCTGTGGAGCTGGTGGAAAGATAACCCGATAACTAGACAAAGTGTCGGCAGGCATGTAGAATAGCAGATGTGGCAGCAACCGCGACCACATAACACAACAATAGTCATAGTCACGCGAATGCACAGACCTTCTCTTGAAACCGGAAGTTTGTTCATATTATGAAACCTTGCTAAGTGTGTATGCACGAAAGCCCGCCCAGTCACTCGAATGGCTCGGCGGGCTTTCCCATATATGCTCACCTTTGATTTGACTTACAGTCGAATGTGCGTATAATGGGGATCGTAGTTAGGCATACTACGCTCCTTCAAACAAGATAGCCCTCAGCAATCATGCTGGGGCTTACTTGTATCTCGGCTAAAAAAATTACTGGCAGTCGGTTCGGCCGAAATGACTATTGGTCAGTGCCGTGCTCGGTAGGTTCGGCATGGGTCGAGCTGCGTAGTATCCCGCTGCCCGCCATTCCCGGCCCATGCTTCGTCTTGTATGCGCCTCGCCTCGCCCTCGGCGCTTCGGCTGGTTCTTCCGTCACCAGTCACCAGTTCCACGAATCGCTGGCCCACGTCCATCGCAGTCGCCCAAGCGCCTATATGCCCTTCGCGCTCGAACCCGGCAAGCGTGTAGCATAATGCCATGTAGCCGTCGTGCCGTGAACTTCGCCCCATGAGCGGGTCGCTTTCCCACCGCTGTCGCATGGTTTCGACAGCCTTGCAGTGCAAGGTGTCAAAGAGCGCTGGCATGGGAGACGTGTTGCCTCGGTGCGTTGCGGGTTTCGTGGTCATGCGCTCCAGCCAGCTCGCGGGCAGATCGGCTATTAGGTCGCGCGTCGGTACGCCATGTATCGGCGTGGTATCAGCCGATTGCCACTCGTATATCTCGCCCGACGTGTGGATACTCGGCGGGGCGCAGATGTACCGGTGCGTACGCTGTATCGTGTCAATTCCGGGGCCTAGAGCGCCGAAGTGCAGGCCCTTGGGCACTCTATATAACCTGTGTCCGTAGACGTGGTTGCCGCCATGCGATGACACCACGGTGGGCGGCAGAGGGCCGAGCGTATCCGCTAGCCCGGCCAATGTCTCCAATCCGTCCGCCTTGACCTTGTGGCCTTCGGACTTGTCGATGTCGAGCGCTATCACGTCGTCAGGCATGACCACGGCCACGTTATAGCCCGCGCCAACCTCGTTGCCGTACTGCGCTCTGTCGGCGTTGCACCAGCACCGGTACTGCTCGATGCTCGGTTGCTTGGCTGATGCTCCGGTGTATCCCTTGGGCGGCGGGAATTTCTGCCGCGCGGGCAGTGGGAGCGGCGTCCATCCCTCTGCATAGTAGTCATAGGCGACTGCTGCGTACCTCATGGTCTTCTCCTTCGTTGGCATCGAATTCTTCCCACATGTCGGCTGACTCGGGTGCCGTCTTGCGGCGCTTGGCTTCCCGCCGCGCCTTGTATACCGCCTTGTCATGGGCGACGATTCCGGCGATGATGCCGATTGTCGCGCCTATCAGCCATAGCCCGGCGAGACCGAGCAGGAATGCAAGTATGAATATCATGATTTAGTCACCCCAATCGAGTAGTGCGCTTAGCTGCCTCTGCTCGGGAATGGGCGGGGCCGGATTGAAATCAGGGACATTGGCGGTGGGAGCGGAAGCAAGGACGCGGTACAGTTTGCGCTGCCCGCGTGGCCCGGCCAGCTCGTAGTCGATGCCGTTTGCCTGTAGCGCCGCATGCGAACGCTTGAGCATGTTAGAGAGTCCTCGGCCTGTTTCGGGCCATCGGGCATCACTGTCGTAGCGTCTGAGTCGCTTGAGCAGGTCTGTCATTGTCCATGTCTCGCTTGAGGTGACGCCGCCCGACTCGACGTACTCGACGAACGAGGTGAGGCCGCTGCTGGACTCGGCGGTATCGCGCTGCGCGTCGGTCTGCGCGTCCTCGTACGCCTGCGCGACCTCGCTGCCGCTTATCTCGTCGTAGAGGCTCAGCCAGCCGCCCCACTCCTTCATGCGGGCGGTGGTGGTCAGCTTCTCCGGCTCCCTGTCAATAGTGAAGCTCACATACTGGAGCATGCCGCCATAGATTACGGGTAGCAGCGCATCGCGCCTGTCTTCCCAGTGCAAATCACGATCGGGCGCTTGGCTGATGTCGATGTCCACGCATCTCGATACGAGGTCGCTGCCCGCGCCAAGCAGGTCGATGGCGGTGATGATAGTCGGGCGCATCATGCTGCTGGCCGTCATGTCAACATCGGTGTAGAGCGCCCGCTTAGCCATTGTGCCGCCTGTGCTCAGCGATGTCAGCATGTCGCTGTGGCCGCGTATGTCGCTCATATTGTCGAGCGCCAGCAGCCAACCGGATTGCGCGACCGATACGAGATCGCTGTCTGAAGCGTCCGAGGTCATGCGAATGCCAAGATTGGACCCCTTACGCCCGGCCACATTGTCGATAAGCATGATAAGTGTGTCCATGATGGCCGACTTGCCGTTGCCCGCAGCGCCGCCGAGATTGAGCACCGGCGTAGGCGAATTCGGGTGCCCGATGACATACGCGGCCCATAGCCACACCATAAGTATTGACTCCCGTGAAAGCTGCGGGAACAGGCTGGCGAATGCCTCGATGGACTGCGTGAAGGTCGCTTCGAGGTCGGGCGTGACCATTGCCCCTTGGCGGCGGTTGCGTACGAGGTTCGCGCCTCGGGCAGCGCCGCACTCCCCGGCCCCTCGCAACAGCTCCACGGACTTACGCTTGATACGAAGTACGCTCAACTCGCCGCGCCCATTGGTTATGTCAATGTATATCGTGTCCCCGACGCGGGCGCTGCGGTAGCTGACATCACTGTAGTTGTCAGCCGAGTGTGCGGCTATGGCCGCATTGATCCCGCCTGTGATGCCTTGCGTTGCTGGTATGAGGCCGGTTGCATCGATGCTGGCTAGTACCGCCTGACGGTAGAGTGCGCCTGTAGGCGACGTTGTGGCCGGTTCCAGCAGTATCTTGTCGGGTTCCCTGCTGTAAACGCGGTTGTCGGCACTGCTCGTTACCCAGTCGTTAGTGGAGAGGCATCCGGCGACCTCGTTGCCGTCGAACCCTTTGGGCTTCGCTACATATGGCATCCTGCCGCGCTCCTTACGTTGTATGTATCAGCCAGCATAGCAGACTACGCGGCGAGACACGCCAAGAATGGGCTTGCGCACATTGCGTCCTAACGTACCTTATTTCCACTAACCTCTCTATATTTTATAAAAATATAAGAAGATATGATTTGGCTACGCAATGTACGCATAGCCCATAAGCCCTACTCTCATATGTGATTAGCTATGGTGTACATGACTACGTACTTAGGGCCTTGTACTCGCTTTCCGCCCTCTTTTCGAGACTAATTGCTATAATCTGTCTCAAAACCGCGTACGAACAGTCTTGTGGGGTTGCCCGGGCATGTCTAATTCAGTTCCGTGCGATAATGAAATTGTCCACATAATCGACATAAGTAAGGTGATTGAAATGCGTATCTACCCAACCGTCAACGGAGCCATCGGACGCGAGTTGTTCTGTGCGCTGTCGGGAATGCCGCCGAACAGGCTGACTCGGCTGCTTCAGCGCAAGCCGGAGCTGAAGGCCTCGAAGTCCCGTCGTGTCATGCTCACCGAAGCTATCTTGAAAGAGGAACCAGTCAAGGGCGTCTACTTGGGAGCGCCGCACAGCATGATGTCGCCGCCATGCGGGCGCATCCTCAAGCCCGAAGACTTCGTGCCTGGCGACTCCTATTACTACATAGCGTCAGGCAGCGCGGGCGAAATCATCAACGGCGTCATGCTCTTCAGTGGCGACAAGTGGATCGACGCGGCATCCGGCTTCGCGATCTACGAGTGCGCTAGCCCTGATGCCGTCAGGCTCTGCACGCCCTACATCGGCTCCATCATCACGTACGCTGCCGCAAGGCCGAAGTCTGATGACTAGAGCACGCGGGGTCATACCCATCGCCATACGCCGCGAGGTCGATGCCATGTACGGTCACTCGTGCTGGCTTGGCCTGCCCGGCTGCACAGGACTCGCAAGCGAGTATGACCACATCATCCCCTACGCCTCGCACGGCAAGACCACCGTCGCCAATCTCCGCCCGGCTTGCAAGCACTGCAATAGCAGCCGCTCGAACCGCGTGCTGTCAGGCTACGGCGCATCCATCCACTGCATCATCGGCCCGCCATGCTCAGGCAAGAGCACCTACGTACGCCAGCACCAGCAGCCCGGAGACATCGTGCTCGACTGGGACGCCTTGGCGCTGGCGATGGACTCGGGCTTCGCCAAGGCTGACTACTCGCCCGCGCTTGCCTCAGCTGTCACTGCCGCTTGGCAAGGCGCGTATTACAGACTGGTGCGTTTGGTGAACCCGGTTTCGATTTGGATTATAAAGTCAGTGCCATTTACCAAGGCCCACCCATCTATGCTCAGCGAGTGGGTGCAACTTGGCTATGACATACATGTGTGCGAAGGAGAGTCGCCAGCAGTAGTCATGACACGGCTAGCCACGCGCAACGAGGGAGCCAAGCGCACGGCTCAGCGCTGGTGGTCGCTGCGCCTCACGCAGAGCATCATCGATGCCCGCATAGCCGAGAGGCGCAAGCAGCTCGCAAGATTTGACTTGGCTCAAAAATCGTGTAAAGTTTTAGACAGAAGTGGTTGGCTCGACTGATTTTTTAAACGAATCGGTCGCCAAATGACCCCGCGCCAACTTTTTTTTTCTCTCGAATCTAAATTAAAATTGTTGGAATTGCAACGATTTGGATACATTTAAGAGGAGTATGGACATGAGAGTCCAAAACTATATGACTCAGGAAGTTTTAGACTTGGACCTTGAAGACTATGGGGCGAAGCCTGATGCTCAGGTGCAGGCCACGCGCAAGCTGCTGGCTGTTACCGCCGAAGGCGCTACGCTTACCGCCATGCAGACGTATCTAGGCGAGACCATGCTTAACATAGCCCGCAACTGGGATGCCCTCGCCGCCAAGGGGCGTGACACCAGTCGCGTCATGGCGCAGCTGCTCGACTGCTATCAGCGATTCGTAGACGCATTGCCCGACGACGGCGCGGCACTCGCGCCCGAAGTCGCGGAACTGCTCGCATCGGCGGCGAAATGACCACGGCCATGCGCGGCGGCACCGCCCGCGATGTTTCACGCGAAACAGATGGCGGCATGGTCGCCCGCTTCGCCGCGCTCCTCGGCTACAAGCTGCTCCCGTGGCAGCGCTACGTGGCCGACGTGGCGGGCGAGATAGATCACGAGACTGGCACCTACTATTACGACACGGTGGTGCTCTCCACGCCGCGTCAGGTCGGCAAGTCAACGCTAGTGGACTCCGAGATGGTGCGCAATTCGTTTCACGGCCCGCAGCGCTCCGCCTACTATCTCGCACAGACAGGCAAGGACGCCTCGAACCATTTCAAGAAACTCGCCCAGTCCATACAGCAGTCCCCGTTGGCCGGGGCCGTGGCACGCACGTACTATGGCGCGGGCGATGTCAAGGAGATTTTCGTCAACGGCTCTGTTATCCAGCCGTCTGCTGCCACGCGCGTCAGCGGCCACGGCGTGCAAGGTGACTTCGTGTGCATTGATGAAGCATTCAGCTTCTCAGAGGAAGAAGGGTCGGCGGTTCTTGACGGATTCCTTCCCACAACTGCGACACGCATGGCCGCTACCGGCGTGCGCCCGCAGCTTTGGCTGGCATCGACCGAAGGAACCAGCGAATCGACGTTCTTCAATGCTCGGCTGGACTCTTGCCGTGCTGGCGATATTCCCCGCCGCACCTGCTGGTTCGACTATGGCGTGCCGATCTCCATTGACTCCCCTGACTTCGAAGAGATATTCCACTATCACCCTGCTGCCGGTCTGCTATGGCGGCGTGATGACCTCGATGACTTCCGCGCCCAGTTCGGTGATGACCTCGCGGGATTCCTTCGCGCCTATGGTAATATCCGCGATAAAGGTGTCGCGGATACCGCTATCCCTCGCCTGCTTTGGGCTGATTCCTCTGTGCCCTCGCAGCCCGCAAGCGCCGACCATGACGCGATGTGCCTTGGCGTGGCGGTCGATATCGACAGCACGCATACATCGCTATCGGTCGCCACGTTGGATGATGGCATCACCTGCGTGCAGTTGGTCGATGTCATGCCCGGCGTCTCGGAGTCGGTCGCCGCTATCCGCTCGCTGGCCGCACGCTGGCGCATGCCTGTCTGCATAGACAGCAAGGGCACAAGCGCCGACCTGTACGATAGGCTCAGGCGCAGCGCCGATGATGATGGCATCGAGTTCGCAGCGCTTACCCCTGCCGACTACCTCACCGCCCCTCAATCCTTTGTCAACGCTTTGCAGGCCGGTACCGTCGTGCATGCCGCCTCGCCCGAACTGGATGACAGCGCCGCCAACACCGAACGAGTCTTCAGCGGCGATGCTTGGCGCTTCGCCCGACGCGGAGCTACCGGCCTCACAAGTCCGCTGGAGTCGGCGGTGCTCGCCGCATGGGGCGTGAGCCACTTGCCCGCCGCCCCGGCACCGCTCCAAATCTTCTAGGCATGATGTACACTATGACTATGACCACATCTTTTATAACCCGCGCCAAGCTCGCGGCTCGGCTGCTCACTCGCGGCGATCTGCCCGAGGATGTCCCGAGCGGCATACTGCCGCCCGAACGGCGCGAAGCGTTCGACCCTCTGACGCTCAGTACCGTATTCCGTGCCGTGCAGATACTCCAAACTGCGATGGTTGGACTGCCTATCAATGAATATGCCGCTGGCGTCAAGCGCGGAAAAGTAAGCCCGATAATCAGCCGCCCGAACGCGGCATGCTCCCGTCGTGACTTCATCTCCGACTTCGTGGCATGCCTCGCACTCGACGGCAACGCCTTCGTGCGCCTCACATGGGATGAAACCGGCATCATCAACTGCGAACTGCTCGACCCAAGCAAGGTAACCGTCACCGACGCCAGCCGAGACCCCGCATCGCCCGATCTGCGATTCTCGTACCTCGGCAAAGAATATGACTCGCACGACATCCAACACGCGAAGTTCCTCAACGTGCCCGGGCATTTGCGCGGCTATGGCCCAATCACCGCAGCCCGCAAAGAGGTCGAGAGTGCGCAGAAGGCGCGGAGCTTCAAGGACGCATTCTACAATGATTCGTCCAACCTTAAAGGATATCTCAGCACCGACCAGCGCGTGACGCCCGAGTACGCCCAGCAGGCTAAGGCTGATTGGATGGCCGAAGGCCCGAGCGGTGGAATCAAAGTACTTGGTCAGAACCTGAAGTACACGCCGCTTGGCTTTAAGCCCGCCGACCTTCAATTCCTCGAAACGCAGCGATTTGACACTACTCAGATTAGCCGTCTGCTCGGCGTGCCCGCATCCCTGATGCTCGCTGCCGTCGAGGGCAGCAACCTCACCTACGCCAATATAGAGCAGTCTTGGATTGAGTTCGCAGATTACACGCTCGCCGCCTACGCGGGCGAATTGGAAGAGCTTTTCGACAGGTTGCTACCGCGTGGCCGCACCGCCCGATTCGACTGGGACAGCAGCCGCCGCACCAACACGTCCGACCGATATGACGCCCTGTCCAAGGCGTTGTCAGCTGGCTGGATGACAATAGACGAAGTAAGGGCGTCCGAAGGACTCCCGCCAATGAATGGAGATATCAGTGACTGAATACGAGAAGAGGGAACGCACCTTCGTCGGCGCATCGCTCCGCGCCGCGAAGGACGCGCCGAGCGGCCATGTGGTCGAAGGTCTCGCAGTGCCCTATGGTCAGGTAATCGACTACGGCGGCAGCGGGGAGACGTTTGACCCTGATTGCCGTTTCGACGGCGCTGCCGACGCTAAGGCATACTACCAGCATGACCAACTCATAGGATCCATCACCGAAGCCACGTCCGAGTCTGACGGCCTGCATGTGCGCATGGCTATCTCCAGCACCACGCTCGGTGACGATGTAGTAGAGCTGCTTTCTGACGGCGCTCTCGACTCGCTTTCGGTCGGCTTCGTGCCCACCGAAATAGCCATAGACGACGATGACGTAGTCCACTACCGCGCTGTCCGCCTCTATGAGGTATCATTAGTGTCATGGCCCGCATATTCGCTCGCCAAGGTAACCGCGCAACGCGCGGACGAACTGAAAGGGGACGCCAAGGTGTCCGAAGAAAACATTAAGTACGCATCGATTGACGATGTGGACGCGCTCACCGAGTCCGTGCGTGCGCTCAAGGTCGATGTAGCCAAGGCCGCTCACCCAGCTTCCTCAGTGCTGCTCGGCTCGCAGTTTCGCAGCTCCGGCGACTATCTCCGCAAGCTCGCCGCTGGCGACGCCGAAGCCGCCGCCCTCATGCGCGAATCGCGCGACCTCATTGTTACCGGCAATTCCGGCAACACTGTTACGTGGCTGGCCGACGCTATCAAGCTCATTGCGCAGCGCCGCAAGGTAGCGGGCATCCTCTCTCACGCATCGCTGCCCGACACCGGCATGACGCTCGAATACGTCAAGCTCGACTCCGACACCACTCAGGCCGGAGCGCAGAGCGCCGAAGGCGCTACCCTGCCATTCGGCAAGGTCTCGCTCATCGGCGATTCAGCCGCCGTCAAGACCTACGGCGGGTACACCTCGCTGTCCGTGCAGACTATCGAACGCAGCACCACGCCGATGCTCGACACCGCGCTGGCCGCGCTCCGCAACGCCTATGCCAACGCCACCGAAGCCGCCGTCCGCGCTCACCTGTACGCGGCGCTCGGCACCGCCACCGGCGTCGATACAGCAAAGACCCCGGCGACGGCGACTATCGACGACTGGGCCGGGCTGATTCTCGACGCCGCAGAACTCGCGGATGACCGAAACGTCACCCTTGCGCGTCTCGGCGTGTCCAAGGACATCATGCTGAGCCTCGTGGCACTCAAGGACACCAGCACTCGCTACTTCGACCTCGCTGGCACCGGCAACGAGACTATCGGCAGCTTCGACCTCACCGGCATCGCTGGTAGCTTCCTGCGCGTCCCCGTCCAGCTTCTCCCCGGAGCGCCTGACGGCACCGCCGCATTTATCGACCCCGAGTCGATTACCGTGTGGGAGTCGGGCGGCCCCGCGCAACTCACCAATGGCGATCCCACCAAGCTCACGCAGGACTACAGCGTGTACGGGTACGCGGCGATCGGCACTACTAACGCCGCTGGCCTTATCCCCATCGGGTTCGGTGCCTGACATGGACGCCCTGACCGACGCACTGCGCGATGAAGTCAATGTCCCTGCCGGGGACGACGAACGCATTGAGCGCAGCTTGCACACCGCCCGCGCCTACGTGGGCGGTGCAATCGGCACCTATCTTGTTCCGACTGAGGTCATGGACGACTGCGTGCTTGGCGTTGCCGCCGACCTGTACAACAGCAGGTCTGCACGGCTAGGCGTCATGGACTTGGGCGACTCTGACTTGCAGCCTTTCCGCATCCCGACTGACCCACTGCGCTCGGCGTGGCCGAAGCTCAACGCCATCGGGGTGCCTACTGGTAGTTTGGTGATTGCATGAACGAGATAGTTGAGCAGCGCGAATGGCTCATGGACGCCATACGCGACAAGCTGGGTACTAGCTGCACCGTCGTGTCCTATGACGCCGCCGATGTCCGTCCGTTGCCGAATCAGGTAGCAGTGCTCATACAGCCGCCCGACATCAGCTTCGATACTTGGTCGGTGCGTGACATCTACTGGACTGTAGTTATCTGCGCTGGCACCATGGGCACGCAGACGCTTCAGCTCGATTTGCTGACT